TCCGCTAAAGAAATACCTGGATATACGCAATTAGAAAAATTAATATCTGAATATCCAAGTAAATTTAATGCAGCTTCAGACGATGTTGTAAAAATATCTAAAGTGACTATTTAAAAACACGAATAAATAAACAAAATGAAAGATAATTCTATTTTAAACAAAGTAAGAGAAGTTTTAGGCTTAGAGGTAAAGCTTGAGCAACGCAAATTAGATGACAAAGTAACGGTCATAGAAGCAGAAACTTTTGAGCAAGGCGAGGAAGTTATGATTGTAACGGAAGACGAGCAAAAAATTGCTTTACCTATTGGCGAGTACAAAATGGAATCAGGAGAGATTCTTGTAATTACTGAAGAGGGAATCATTGGCGAGCTTAAAGAGGCAGAGGAAGAAGTTGTTGAGGAAGAAGTAAAAGAAGAAGTTGTTGAAGAAGAAGTTGAAGCAGCTACGGAAGAATCTAAGCCTATCAAAAAAACGGTTGAATCAATCGTAAAAGAAACTTTCTTTTCTGAAATGGAAAAATTGAAAAAAGAAAATGAGGAGCTTCAATCTAAGCTCCAAGAATTGTCAAAGGATCCAGTAGCCGAAGAGTCTACTCCTGAAGCAATTACAGAAGAGGTTGAGCTGTCAACGGAAGAGCCAAAGGCTGAAGAAGTTATTGCAGCAGCAAAACCAATAGTACACAATCCTGAGAACAAAGCGAAAAAAGCTGGAAACACGATTTCCCCAAACAAGCGCAAGACTATCATGGATACCGTACTATCTAAAATAGCAAATTCAAATAATAATAATAATTAATTTTTAACAAATGGCAAACACTGTAACAGGTAGCACATATGCTGGAGACTTCAACGGAGATTTCGTTGCAGCAGCATTATTAAGCGCACCGACAATTGCAAATGGATTGGTAACCGTATTACCGAACATTCACTACAAGAGAGTGATGAAGAAAATTTCAACAACAGGAAATGTTTTGGTAAACGCTACATGCGATTTCGATCACAACATGGACGTTGATGTTGCTGAGAGAGTATTAACATTGAAAGAGGTACAATCAAACGTACAACTTTGTAAAAAAGATTACCACCAGGATTGGATCGCTGCACAAGCGGGATATTCTGCTTATGAAGATTTACCAGCAGATTTCAAAAGCTTTATGCTTGCGCATGTTGCTGGAATGACAGCTTCAGCTATCGAGACTTCTATTTGGGAGGGCGCTACAGGAACAAGCGGTCAGTTTGATGGACTTGTTACTTTGGCTTTGGCTGATGCAACGGTTGTAGATGTAGCTTCACACGCTGCGGTTACTGCTGCAAACGTAGTCGATAAATTAGGTTCGATTGTAGATGCTATACCATCAACGGTATACGGAGCTGAGGACTTGACTATATACGTTTCAAGAAATATTGCTAAGGCATACGTTCGCGCACTTGGAGGTTTCTCTGTACCCGCAACTTCAAATGCTGGTATTGACAACAAAGGAACTCAATGGTTCTCTAACGGAGCTTTAACTTTTGATGGTATTCCTGTAGTTGTTGCTAACGGAATGGCTGACAATACTGCAATGGCTGCTCAAACTTCAAACCTATTCTTTGGATGCGGTTTGTTGAGTGATGTAACAGCAGAGGCAAAATATATTGACATGGCTGACGTTGACGGATCGCAAAACGTGAGAATTATCTACAGACTAAGCGCTGGAGTTCAATTCGCAATTGGTTCTGATATCGTTCTTTACCACGCATAATTATAAACTTGAATATTTAAAGGGGGAGGTAAAATACCTTTCCCTTTTTTTATTCGCAAAACTAAAAACAAATGAGCTGCGACATAACTAACGGACGTGTTGAAGAGTGTAAATCAAGCGTAAGCGGACTAAAAGCCATTTACTTTGCAAACTTCGACGATTTATCCACCGACAACATTGCATACGATTCTTCAAATGCTGATGTCATTGATACTTGGCAACCAGCAACGGCAATTGACCTATTTAAATACGAATTAAAATCGAACGAAAATTCGTTCATTACTGCTATTCAGACGAGTAGAGACAATGGCACAACATTCTTTGAGCAAACGCTTCAGATTTCTTTAAAGAAACAAGACATAGCAATGCACAAAAATATTAAACTACTTGCTTACGGCAGACCGCGTATCATTGTACGCACTATGACCGACCAATTCTTTTTGATGGGATTGGCTCAGGGCTGCGATACTACTGCTGGCGAGGTCTCCAGCGGGTCTGACATGGGATCTTTTAATGGCTACAAATTGACTTTTGTGGCGAGCGAGGTTTTACCAGCCAACTTCATTGATGCATCCTCAGAGGCTACCTTAATAGTTGCTTTTGCAACATCAGGAGGAGACTCAGCGGTAATCAAAACAAATTAATACGTTTATTCCTTTCATAACGTAGGGCGCTTTTCGGAGCGCCTTTTTTGTTTTAAAGGGTAACAAGTCAAAAAAAAAGAGGTTATAAGAATAGATGGTAATTTTACAGCAAATAGGAACAGAGCAAAGCATTAGGTTTATACCTCGCACAACGACCTATGACAAGCTTTTTATAACGGATGACCAAACCAATACGGAAGTCGAGGTAACTATCGCGAGCAGCGTTCAAGGAGATTACTATGATACTATTAACGCAACTTTCACTATCTTGCAGAATCATTTTTACAATTTGGAGATTCGCAACGGATCCGCGGTTGTATATAAAGACAGAATATTTTGCACAAATCAGGCGGTAGATTCCTATTCAGTAAATGAGGGTAAATTCACAAGCATACCATCGGATAATAAATTTATCATTTTATGAGTAAAGACGTACACATTTTAGAATTAGCAGCATACGAAGCGCCTGTAATTTCAGAAAGCAAGAAAGATGACTACGTTAGTTTTGGCGATGACAATAATTACTTTCAATTCTTAATTGATTGTTATACAAATAGCACGACTCAAAACGCGATTGTAAACAACATTAATCGCCTTGTTTACGGAAAGGGATTGTCAGCAACAAACGCAAACAAAAAGCCGAATGAATACGCTGCAATGGTTTCGATGTTCAAGAAAGAAGATGTTCGGAACTTAGTAAGCGACTTAAAGCTTTTAGGTCAATGCGCAATGCAAGTTATTTACTCTAAGGATCGTAAAAAAATAGCTGCGGTTCATCATATGCCTGTTCAACTTTTACGAGCTGAGAAGTGCAACGAGGAGGGCAAGGTTGAGGCTTACTACTATTCGGACAACTGGCAAGACACTAAGAACTATCAGCCTAAAAGAATACCAGCTTTCGGCTTTTCAAATGAGGACATAGAAATCTATTATGTAAAGCCTTATTCAGTAGGTTTGAAATACTACGCTTTGCCTGATTACATTGGCGCGATTCCTTACTGCACCCTGGAGGAGTCTATAAGTGATTACTTAATAAACGAAGTTAACAATGGCTTCGCAAGTCGTGTAGTTGTGAATTTTAACAATGGACAACCAAGCGAGGAACAACAGCGAATGATTAAGCATAAGGTCATGCAAGGCTTAACAGGAACGCAAGGCGAAAAGGTAATTGTCAGTTTTAATTCAAACGCTGAAAGCAAGACAACGGTAGATGCAATGCCTGTAAACGATGCGCCTGACCTCTACTCTACGCTTGCAGAGGAATGTCTTAGAAAAATTATGTTAGGAAATAACGTAACGAGTCCACTTCTTTTTGGCATAGCTTCAAGCAATGGGTTCAGTTCAAACGCTGACGAATTAGAAAACTCGTTTATTCTTTTTGACAACATGGTAATAAGACCAATGCAAGATTTATTGCTCGATGCATTTGACGATATCTTATCGTTTAACGGTATATCCTTAAACTTGTATTTTAAGACTCTTAAACCGCTTGAATTTACCGACTTGGATAATATAGTAACAGACGAGCAGAAAGAGGAGGAGACAGGCTTAGAATTACGCTCAGAGATAAATGAAAAGGATGCTAAGAACATCCTTGACAACTTAGAGGGCGAAGTTATGGGTGAGGAATGGGATTTGATTGACGAGCGAGAGGTTGACGATGAAAACACGGAGCTTGATGATTGGATAAAAGAAAACGATAAAAAAGGTAAAAGCACTTTACAAAAGTTTGCTGATGTTATTAAAAGTTTTCCAAGCCGAAGCAGTTACCTTGACAAATCAATTTACAAAGTAAGATACAAATACAGCGAAAAATACAGCAGTTCAAAGACAAGAGGTTTCTGCAAAAAAATGATGACAAGAACTAATAACGGAGTTGTATATCGCTTAGAGGACATTGATAAGGCTTCAAGGCAAGGAGTAAATAAATCATTTGGGCATAAAGGGCAAGCGTATGATTTGTTTAAATTCAAGGGCGGTGTTAACTGCGGACATTTTTGGTCGGAGCAACTGTACCGATTAAAGAAAAAGAAAGACGGTTCATATTATGAGGATAAGGCATTAAGTAGTTCGGCAGAGGTAAATGATATACCGAAGAGTTACAAGCCTTCGCCTTATGGCAATGCGAAATCAAAGATAGCTCCAAAGGATATGCCTGACAACGGACATCACCCAAATTACAAAGGATAAGACATGGCAACAGCATTACTCATAACAAGAGACGACATAGTACGATTCACGCAGATGAACGGAAACCTGGATACAGATACTTTTATTCAGTATATCAAAATTAGTCAAGACATAGAAATTCAGGAGATGCTTGGAACGGATTTGCTTAAAAAGATACAAGCGGATATTGTTGCAAGCAATTTAGTGGATCCGTATTTATCTCTATTAAACGATTACATAAAAGATTGCTTGATTCATTTTGCTTATGCAAGATATTTGCCTAACGGAGCTTATACGATTTCAAACAAAGGAATCTATAAACACAACTCCGAGAATAGCGATACGGTATCAAAGGAGGAAATAGATTATTTGGAGGGAAAGGCGATGCAAACAGCTATGCACTACAAAGAACGTTTTGTTCAGTACATGAACTTTAATCAATCGTCTTTTCCTGAGTACACAAGCAATAGCGATGGAGACGTATTTCCAAGCGATGACATAAACTTTACAGGATGGGTAATGTAGTAAGATACAAAGCAAAGAAAAAAGACATAGAGAAATTAAAAATATATCTCAAAACAATAGAAAATGGCAGACATCAGAATAAGTGCGCTATCGGCAAAGGGAAGTAATTTAGCAAACACGGATTTAATTGCTATATCTGAATTCGTAAGCGGATCAACTTATACAAGCAAAAAGGTTACAGGCGCGGAGCTAAAAGGAAGCGCTATAAATGCGCAAACAGCTACGACTTACAACTTGGTTTTAACGGATGCTCATAAAACGGTTACGCTAACAAATGGAAGCGCAATCATTGCAAGGATTCCATTAAACAGCGGTACAGCTTTTCCTATTGGAACGCGGATCGAATTAATCCAGGGAGGCGCTGGTCAAGTAACAGTAACCCCAACATCAGGAGTAACAGTTAATTCAAGCGGAGGAAAGACGAAACTTGCAGCGCAGTACGCACAGGCAACAATATTAAAAACTGCTACAGATACTTGGTATTTGTTTGGCGATATAACAACATAAAAAATGGCAGTAACAAACGGATGGGGGCAAGCAGCGGTTAATAATACCATTGACTACGGTAAAGGCAAAACTACAGCAACAAATGATTGGGGCAAAATTTACGATTCAAGCGCAAGCGGAGATACAAGTTTAGGTACAGCAGCCGCGTTTGCTAACACAAAATCAATTTTGCTTGATGGTGTTGATGACTATGTAGATTGCGGTACTAATTCAAGTTTAAACTTTGAAAGGACAGATGCTTTTTCTTATAGCTTATGGGTAAAAAGAAATTCAATAGGCGCTAATCACATTCTGCTCAGTAAAATGGCGCCTACAGGAAACCGCAGAGGCATGTTCTTTAATTTGAATACAAGCAACGCTATTGTTATTGTGTTAAGGACAGACACAAGTAATACAAGCCAAAGGCTGCTTTGGAAAAGCACTGCAACAATAACCGATTCAAATTGGCATCATTTGGTTTTTACTTATGATGGTTCAAGCACAATAAATGGCGGTAAAATTTATATTGATAAGGTAGTTAGCAGCCTTGACGGCGCTTCGGGTGGAGCTTTATCTGCAACCATAGAAAACACTGCTCCTTTTTTGATAGGCGCAATGTCAACTGCGCCGCTTAACCCTGCTGATGCAATTACAGATGAGGTTGCAGTCTTTAATTCAGAACTTTCAGCAAGTAATGTAAATGCAATATACGGAACAGGAGCGCCAAACGATTTAACGGATTTAAGCCCACTTTCTTGGTGGCGATGCGGTGATGGCGATACAAGCCCAACTTTGACAGATAACGGTTCGGCAAGTAACAACGGAACGATGACAAACTTTACAACATTCAGCACAGACGTACCAACATAAAGCAAATGAAAAGAATAGCAGAAACATACGCAACAATTAACATAGCAGACTTGCCTTTAATTGACTTTGCACAAATCGGAGAAACATCTGAAAACACGATTCGCAAATCTTTAGATGAATCGCAATTTGTAATTAAGTGGAATACAGAACCTACTTTCATAACAGATGGAACTGTAGCAATTATTCAAGCAATGACACACGCTGAAGCAGTTGCGCTTATGGGTACACTTGCTTGGTCTTTGCCATTTGAACTTACAGAAGAATTAATTGACGTAGATGTTGAACTACCAAAAGGCGATTCTAAATCCAAAAAGAAATAATGCACACTAAAGTTTTAGCTTTACTTTATTTTCTGACAGGCTACTTCGCAGCTTACAACTTGCTATTTGGTACGCAATACTTCGTACAGAGTCTTGGTGGGTTTTTCTTAATTTATCTAACTTACCAGTTAATAGAACAACTTGAACAATGAAAACACAGTTACTTTTGCTACTAACTAAACTACAAACTTATTCTATGCAACTTTTCGCAATAGTCAGCAGCTTCTTTTTGCCTATCTCAGGCATACTTATTTTAATCGGTGTTTCTGTAATCTTAGATACTCTTACAGGAGTATGGAAATCTTACAAGCTAAAAACGAAAGTAACAAGCAGAAAACTAAGCGCAGTAATTTCTAAGATCCTATTGTACGAAGTTACCGTAATGCTTTTCTACTTAATAGACTACTACATTTTGAACGATATAGTGTTAACATTTTTTAGTGTACAACTTCTAACGACTAAAATTTTAGCTTTAGTTTTAGTATCTATTGAAGTGATAAGTATTAACGAAAACTACAAGGCGGTCAAGAACATCGACCTTTGGCAATCGTTAAAAAACTTATTTGCAAGAGCCAAAGAGGTAACGCAAGATTTTAAGGACATAAATGCGAAAGATAAATAAAATTGTAATTCATTGCACAGCTACTCCAGAGGGGCGCGAACACGATGTCGCTGATATTAGGCGCTGGCATCTAAAAAGAGGATTCAATGACATAGGGTATCACTTCCTCGTTCACATTGATGGAACGGTTGAATACGGCAGACCAATAAAGCTATCAGGCGCTCATACCAGCGGAGAAAATAAAAATTCTATTGGGATCGCATACGTTGGAGGAATGTCTAAGGATATGAGCGAGGCTAAGGATACGCGAACCAAAGAGCAAAAAGATTCTTTAGTCAAATTAATACAAGAATTAATATACACTCACAATAAGGATATGCAAATATTTGGACATCGAAATTTCTCCAACAAGGCATGCCCCTCTTTTGATGCAAGAACAGAGTATGCGTATTTATAGTCTTATATGCGTTTTAACGCTGTTTAGCTGTTCAGCGAACTATCACTATAGGAGGGCTTTAAAAAAGGGCTTAGAACCGACTATATCAAGCGACACAATTCGAATTGCAACAATTGATTCAATTCCTGTAATATATCGCGATTCTGTAATTTACGAACGCTACTTTTCATCAAAAGATACTGTCATACGATATGAGAATGTTTTTGTTCCTAAAACGCGATTAGAAACACGAATAGAATATAAAATACACAGAGATACTATAAGATTCGAAACAAGGGTAGAGGTGCAGAAAGCAAAAGCAAGTAAACAACCTAACTACTTATTATATATTTTCTTGATCGTTCTTGTTTTGGGTGCTTTGCAAATATTTAAAAAGTTTCTATGACCAATAAAAGATACAGACTATCGAAAGACGAACAAGAAATACTGTTTAAGTATAGAGGTTTAAAAGCAGCTTCTGAACAAGCTGGAGTAGATATTGAAAGCGTTAAGCATGGATGGCTAAAAACTAAGGAGGCAAGTCTATTCTTTAAGAACCCATTGCATAAAGACGATGCTAAAAATAAGTTGGAGGAGCTATGTAAAAGGCTTATTCAAGACATGCAAAAATTTGCTCCTAAATATCCAACAATAAAAAGGGATCCTGGAAAAAAAGAATACTTGCTCGTAATCGATCCAGCAGACATACACATTGGAAAACTTGCAGATTCATTTGAAACAGGCGAAGACTATAACAATCAAATCGCGGTTAAAAGGGTAAAGGAGGGAGTGCAAGGCATTTTAAACAAAGCGCAAGGGTTTCCCATTGACAAGATTTTATTCATTGGAGGAAACGATATTCTGCACATTGATACACCAAGCCGAACAACTACCGCTGGAACAAAACAAGACACCGATGGACAATGGTACTCCAACTTCTTAATTGCAAAGCAGCTCTATGTTGATATTTTGATACAATTGATTGCGGTTGCAGATGTTCATTTTACTTTTAACCCAAGTAACCACGACTACCAAACAGGTTTTTTCCTTGCAGACGTCATTAAAACGTATTTTGGTAATAACAAAAATATAAGCTTTGATTGCTCAATATCCCACCGCAAAGGTTTTAGATACGGAAGCAATTTAATTGGCACAACTCACGGAGATGGCGCAAAAACTCAAGACTTGCCTTTATTAATGGCGCAAGAATTTCCAATTGAATGGTCAAAGACTAAGCATAGATACGTTTACACGCATCACGTTCATCACAAAACAAGCAAAGACTTCATTGGAGTAACCGTTGAGAGCTTACGTTCTCCATCAGGCACAGACTCCTGGCATCACATAAAGGGGTATCAGCACGCTCCAAAGGCGGTTGAGGGTTTTATACACCATAAAGAGAACGGGCAAGTTGCAAGATTAACTCATTTGTTCTAAGCAAATAAACTTTTTTTTCTTAATTATATCGTTTATATATATTTTTTATATATATTTGATATATGAAACAAAAACTAATCAACCTACCAAAAGACCTTTATGATAAAATAGAGGCATCAGCAAAGAAAAATGCGAGGAGCGTAAACAAGGAAATTCAAGTTCTACTTGCTCAAGCAATCACAACATCTAAAAACCAATAACAATGAACAGAAAAGAAACCTTAGAGCTTCTCATAGAGATTGAGGAAGCAATTGAACACTTTGAAAAAAGAATAGACAAAGCGGAATGGTCAAATGGCTTTGGATTCGGTTTAGAATTCCCGAACATCCGAGAGAAAAACGAACATAATATCCTTATCTACATTATGAGCATCGGCAGATTAAACGAACGATTTACAAAACAACTTGATAAACTTAAATAGATTATGAAAAAGGAAAAACTAAAAGAAGCAATTTACGGCACGTTATTTTTATGCGCTCTGGGAACTATGTATTACTATGCAATTTTAATATTTGGATAATGGAAGAAAGAGAAATTACAAAGAGGATTCATGACATCAATGCCTTTATGAGTACACCTGAGAATGAAACGTATCTTGTAGGGAAAGACGAATACGGCAAAAAGTTTACAATGGTATTTAATACGATTGAGCTTTTAGAGTGGCTTGATAAAAAGTACATGAAACAGCAAGCAAAGAAATACATTAAAAACTTATAAAATGGGACACATAGTAAACAACGAGCAATGGGATAATTTTAATATTGATTTATATGCTCGCAGAGTTAAGAGAACGGATTGCAGATTGCATACCTACAGGATCCAATACAATTACTACAAAAGCGATAAGGACATAAATAATCCCCTCCAGGCAATTGATTACGCTGTAGCTTATTCAAGGGATGAGGCGGTGCGAGCTTGGGGCAAATGGAAAGATTTAATTATAAAAATTGAAAAAGTAACTCCGTGGAAAAAATAATTGATTATATTTATGCGTTCATAATTTGTTTAATCTATGGAAACGTAGATTGATTTCTAAGAAAAAGTTGTAAAGGTGGCTTATAACTTTTTTCTATTGGTTTATTACGATACGTGAGTAAAGCTGCCACCGCTTGAAAGCGTGTCGTTTTTTTTTAATTAAATTTTATGGCAAAAGACAAAAAAAGCTTTATTCTTTATATGGATCAAAGAGGAATCTTTGACAAACTATCTGATGAACAAGCTGGCAAATTAATCAAACACATTTTCTCTTACTGTGCTGATGAAGAACCAGGAGCAGAGTTTATCATTGACCTTGCCTTTGAGGGCATTAGGCAAGCTCTAAAGCGCGATTTAAGGAAGTACAACGTCTATATAGACAAGCAGAAAATAAATGGAGCTAAGGGAGGCAGACCAAAGAAAGAAAAAGAAACCCAAAAAACCCAACCCTTTTTTCAGAAACCCAAAAAAGCTGATAGTGTTAATGTAAGTGATAGTGTTAATGTAAATGAAACAACATATAGGAGCTTCGCTCATCTGTCTATCTCTAAAGAACAATTTTCAAAGCTTGAAGCTAATTACTTAAAGCAACAGATTGACGATGTTCTGGATGCGATCGAAAACTTTAAACAAAATAAGAAATACAAATCATTATATTTAACCGCCAAGAATTGGCTCAAGAAAGAACAAACAAAAGACGAATTAGGAACACATACTAAATTTAAAGCAGCGTGGCAATAAACGGATACAAGGTAACAGAGACAGGAGATGTAATTGACAAGATATTTAAGCACCGAGATAATTTCAATAACAAAGGAAAGTATTTAGGTTGGAAAGGATTAGACGAGTTTTATTCTATGCAATTAGGCAACTGCACGGATTGGACAGGATTTCCAATGTCAGGAAAAACACAAGTACTTATGGAGTGCTTATTGAATACCTCTAAATTTTATGGATGGAAGCATTTGGTTTACTTTCCTGATGTTGGGAGCAACGTGGAGATTGTTGCGGATCTTATTCACAAACTCACAGGCAAGAGCTTCAATCCTAAAGAACGCAACGTAATAAAGGATAGAGAAATACGGAGCAGCTTAGATTGGATATTTCAGCACTTCCACATCCTAACTAAAAAGGATGTAAAAGCAAAGATGACTCCTTTCCAGTTCTATGACTATGCGGTTGAGCTTAAACAAAAAAGCGGATTGCAAACAGCAAGCATTGACTCCTGGAAAGACCTGAGTCATCCTTACCATGAATTTGGAGGATACGCACAATATTTAGAAGTGGTTTTACCGTATCGTAATCAAATCGCAGAGGATAACGAATTGCATCTACATACAATCATACATCCTAAGCTCACGGAAAAGATAAACGGAAAGAGAAGCGTGCCGAGTCCATACGATTTAAAGGGAGGATCCGAATGGTTTAACAGTGGTAAGTGCATGATAACGGTACACCGAGAGGACTTAAATTACAACCAAGCCATAATCAACTTTAATAAAATCAAGCCTCGCTCCGCTGGTCAGATAGGTCAATTGATATTATGGTTTGACAAAGAAAAATTCCTATATTATGAGCAAGAGAATCCAGCTCCTAATGTTTACAATAAAATATACGCTAAAGAAAAATGAACACCTTAGAAATATTAAAAGCAAAGATTAACCTAAAAACGGTACTAATCAAATTCAAAGAAAGCATTGAGGACATAGAATTTAAGCATCCAGGAAGAAAGGATTTAATTAATTCAATGAAAGAAAGCGCAGAGGATATTGAGCATTTTCATAATGTCTTTTTAGAATTTGAGCAAGAGTATCGAATTGAATGCAAATCTAATTTTAGAAATCAATTAATTATTGCAGAGCATAAACACGAAATAGACAAGCTAAAAGAAATTATTAAGGATGCTAAATTAGAATTATGATAAAGGTGGGAAGTGATTTTTCTGGAGTAGGCGCATTTAATCAAGCATTAATGCGTTTAGGTATTAAATACGATGAGGTTTTCGCTTGTGATATGGATAAATTTGCAAGAGAAACATTTATACATAATTACGGAGAGCCTAAATACTATCCTAAGGATGTTTACGAAAGAGAAATACCAAAAGAAAGCTTAGACATTTATATGACTTCGCCACCTTGCCAGGCTTTTAGTTTAGCTGGAAAACGATTAGGCAAAGACGATAAAAGAGGCTTATTGTTTTTTAATAGCCACGAATTTATAAAGAAGAACAAGCCAAGATATTTTATATTTGAAAATGTCAAAGGTCTATTGTCAGACGACAACGGAAACACTTTTAAAGAATGGGTAAATATGTTAGGAGGCAAAAGCGTAAACGGTTTACCTGTATTGTTTCCTTATGAAGATTCAGTGCCTTATCATATTTACTATAAAGTAATGAATGCAAAAAAACACGGAGTACCACAGAATAGGCAAAGAGTTTTTATAATAGGCATTCGCTATGATCAAGACAATAATTTTCGATGGGCAAAAGAAGAACACTTAACCAAACGACTAAAAAACGTACTTGAAAATGAAGCAGATGAAAAGTATTTTTTAAGTGAAACAATTATAAACGGTTTTTTAAAACACAAAGAAAGACACGAAGAAAAACAAACAGGATTTAAATGGCAACCAAAAAACGAAAATGATACCGCAAACACTTTACGCGCAAATGCAGCTTTGTGCCCTACTGATAATACAATAGAAATTAAATCTGCAACTAAAAAATTAAATGATAATCAACAAAATAAATTAGATAAGTTAAAGGTAGACCCTCATGTAAGCGGAACTCTTACTGAAGCTATTGGCAGAGGCGGTTCTTCATCAGAGTATTTGTCAATGTTAAAAAAAGTAAAAAAAAATACTGGCAATATGAGAAGATTAACTCCAAGAGAATGCTTTCGACTAATGGACTTTCCCGATACCTTTACTTGGACTTGCTCAGATAGCCAAGCATATAAACAAGCTGGAAATAGTATAGTAGTACGGTGCTTAGAATTAATCATAAAACAATTTAACTTATGAAATGCCCACAATGCGGAGAGCCAATAAAATGGCAAGAGCAACACGAATACGAAGACTTCAACTTAGAAGATGACGGCATAATAAACGTACACCTATGCACTAACATAGATTGCAACGTAGAAGAAGTTTACATATTTCAAAAAGACGATGCCACGTTGTAAAAACTGCAAAGAAAAATTTGAAGCCAAGCACTTTAATCAAAAATATTGCTTTAAGCCTGAATGCGTTAAAGTATGGATAGAAACTGCAAAGGTCAAGAATTGGAAGAAAGAAAAAAAAGAACTAAAGGAAACCCTGGAAACCGTTCAAAGCTTAATGAAGAAAGCGCAAAAATATTTTAATACATTTATCCGAGAGCGAGACAAAAAAAAACCTTGCGTTTCTTGCGGTCAGCCTTTAGGTCATAAGTTTGATGCTGGACATTATTTCAGCAGCGGAACGCATAAATCTGTTACATTTGACGAGAGAAACGTACACGGTCAGTGCGTGGCTTGTAACCAACATAAACACGGAAACTTGCTAAACTATCAAATAGGAATCCAGGAGAGAATCGGAGCAGATGAATTAATCCAATTGCATGAGCAAGCGCATAAGACTATGAAATATTCAAGGGATGAGCTGCGAGATATTATTGAGGAGTACAAACAAAAGGCGAAAGCCTTAAAAGAATAATTTTTATATAAGGAATATTTTTATTATTTTTATATCACTAACAATTAAAAACGTATTATGAAAGGAAAACCCATTGAGGTTTCGGCGACCGCTGGAATCTTATCAATCAAAATTCAAGGTAGAGAAATAATCAACGAGCGAATCGGGGATGGATGGCTGTTTGATTTAAGCCTAATCAAAGCAATAACCTACAAAGAGGCGATATACTCAGAGGCAAACAGTTGCGCTTTACAAGGCGATTACAGAGGATCAAAAGAACTTAGAGAAAGCTATAAAAATTTTAAACGCTATGTTGCGCACTATGAACAAGCGCATAATTATATAAACCAAATAAATTAATCGTTATGAATAAACTAATTGAAAGACTTGGAGAAATCCAACAACAACTGAAAGCGCCAAAGAATCAGTATAATAGCTTTGGAAAGTATAAATACCGAAGCTGCGAGGACATTATGGAGGCGGTAAAGCCTTTGCTCAATGGCTTAGTATTGAACCTTACGGATGAGGTAAAGGAAGCTGCTGGCTGTATGTATGTCGAAGCGACTGCAATGATTACGGATGGCAGTAAAGTTCAAGCTGTAAAGGCGCAAGCTGGCATTGACATCAATCGCAAAGGAATGGACATTGCTCAGAGCTTTGGATCCTCCTCCAGCTATGCAAGGAAGTACGCATTAAATGGATTATTCTTAATAGACGATACAAAAGATGCTGATTCAACGAATACTCACGGAAAGAAGAAAGAGAAAAAGAAGCTTAACGCTGCTAATTTTAAAGCTGCCTTAGAAATGATTGACCGAGGAGAATATACTACCGAGAAACTCAAAGAGAATTACTCATTAACCGATAAGCAATTAGAGCAACTATGAAAGAATTTAAGATAAGATGCTCCGCAATTGGCAAGATAATGACGAACAGCCGAACAAAAGGGCAATTGAGCAAGACTTGTCAAGGTTATTTAGAGGACTATGCTATTGAGAATATGTACGGGTATAGCAAAGACATATGGAGCAAAGCCATTGATAAGGGAATAGCGGTTGAGGATGCAAGCATAGAGCTTGCCGAGGAGGTTCTGAAGATGGGCGCAATGTCAAAGAATGAGGAGTTTTACGAGAATGAATACTTGACAGGAACTCCTGACGTACTCAATGAGGATTTTGTGCTTGATGTAAAGAGTAGTTATGATGCGACTACATTCCCCTGGTTTAAAAAGGATGTACCGAACAAGGATTACTATTATCAGCTCCAGGGTTACATGGAATTGACAGGAAGACGAAACTCATATCTCGTTTATTGCTTAGTAGATACACCAAGCGACATTGTCGAGGATGAGGTTAGAAGAGTCCACTACAAGCTCAAAGAAATAGAAGACAACCCAATTGTAAGGAATGCAGTAGAAATGCAACATAACTTCGAGAGAGTGCCAAAGGAGCAAAGAATTAAATGCTTTGAGATTGCATACGATCCTGAAGCAATTAAAAAGATTTACGAGCGAGTTGAGGAATGCCGAGAGTATTACGAGACATTAATTCACGAACAATTTAAAGCGCAAGAGGTATGAGTTTAAAAGATAAAATAATGAACGCAATTAAAAGTAGTTACAATGAGGAGGTTTATATTTTGGATTTATTAAAATTAATTCCAGAATTGAAAGGCAATTTGGATTATTTAAAAGGTTCTAAAACTCATAAAGGACGAACAGCAATAATTGGAGGGGTTAATTCTGAGGCTGTTCATGCGCTTGATGATATTATGTTTAAAGAAAGGTTAGTTGAACTAAATCCGCTAACTGAATATGAGTTAATGTTTGATGGTTTAGCGGTATGGACTGAATATGATATTTTTAGACCGAGATACCTTAAAGACAAAAAAGTTATGAATGGCAAAAAAGCTTATTGGACACCTTTAAAATTAAAATACATAAATAAATAATCATGAACGTAAAAGGAAAATTACACCTAAAAGGGGAAACCCAACAAATCAGTCAAAAATTTGCAAAGAGAGACTTTGTACTTGAAACGGAGGATAAGTATCCGCAATTGGTTTCATTGCAGCTAACGCAAGATAAATGCCCTCTCCTGGATGACTACGAGGTAGGAGATGCGGTTGATGTTGATATAAACATAAGAGGCAGAGAATGGACCTCCCCAAAAGGCGAAGTAAAATATTTTAATACTTTGGAAGCTTGGAGATTGAACCGAGCGCAAACAGAGGAGGCTTCATACGAAAGCAAAGATTCTGAAGACATCCCTTTCTAATACGAGGGTAATTGTGTAGTAATTAGCCCAGCAGAAATGTTGGGCTTTTTAATGATTAAAAAATAATCACTACATTTGATTAGATTGTAACCAATGGAGTGGATTGTAAAAGTTCAAGAAAAGCAAAATGATTTTATCAGGATCATTCACGACTTAGGCGAGCATTTTTACGCTGAGGACATTGTTCAAGAGTTCTACATCAAGCTAATCAAATACGGAAAGGAAGAGATAGCAATCAAGGATGGCGAACTAAACATGGGATACCTTTACACGATTCTAAAAAATTTATTCTTAAATTATCAGCAAGAAAAACAAAAGGTGCATAAAATAGATATTGAAGAACATCCTATTGCTGTAGAATACGATTACTATCAGCCAAATGAAAGCGATAATTTAGAATCAGAAATTATAAAGGAGATGAATACTTGGCAATTTTTTGACAATGGAGTCTTTAGAGCTTATACAGGGATCCAGGATAAATACCGAGAGGATGCTATAAGCATGAGAGCGATTGCCGAGGGTTCTAACATCAGCACAAAGACGATATTTTATACTTTAAAAAGATGCAAGGCTAAGATAAGAGAAAAGCTAAATGAACAATACCAAGATTTTGTAAACCAAAAGAACAAAAAATAGTTATGAAAGTTAAAATGGATAAAGGCAGAAAGTGGCTATACTTTACAGCAAAAGTAATAGGGAAAAAAGATGAGGCATATTATACGGAGAGCGAAATGCTTTCAAGCCCTTTCTACCATTATACGAACCTAAGCGAATCGGAAAAAGAAATTTATAATAAATCAACAACAGATGGACAATCAAATATTTAACCACTACCGAGTACAAAAAGCAAAGATTGAGGAAAGCATTAAGCTCCTGGAGGAACACGGTTACACCGTACAAAAGGAAGAGGATACCAGACCAATATATCGAACCAAGTATGTAAAGCAAGAGATACTAAGATTAAAAAGCAAGCTTATAGGCAACCTTAAAGCGGACACGGAAACGCAAAAGGAAATAGATGTAATGCAATCGCTATTGTATATTTAAAAAAAAAATCATGAGTAAAACAACAAAAAAACGGAAACCAATAAAACAACCAACCAAAGGAGTTGGCGACATAGTAGAGGAGGTATTGGAAAAGACAGGAGCTGCAAAGGTAGCTAAGTTTATTCTTGGAGAGGATTGCGGCTGTACCGAGAGAAAAAATAAGCTCAACGAGTTATTCAGAACTACAAAGAAGCCTGACTGCCTACTGGAAGACGAATACAAATGGCTAAAGGAATGGTTTGCAAAAGAAGCAACAACTTACAGACCAAGCGAAAGAGATAAAATGATTAAAATATACAGCCGAATCTTTAGAGTAAAAACAAACGCAACAAACTGCGCAAGCTGTCTAAGGGAAATCCATAACAAGATGAAGACGGTTTTTGAAACTTACGAATAATGCAAATTGAAAAGGTAAAAATATCTCAGGTAAAGAATAACCCAAATAACCCAAGAGTTATTAAAGACTTTCAATTTAAAAAATTAGTTAAGTCAATCAAAGAATCTCCCTGGATGTTGCAGTTGCGTTCTATTATAGTAAATGACGATAACATTGTACTTGGAGGCAACCAAAGATTAAGAGCATGCAAAGAGGCTGGATTAAAAGAAGTTTACATAATCAAAGCAAGCTCATTAACAGAGGAACAACAAAGAGAGTTCATAGTAAAGGATAATCTCAGCTCAGGAGAATGGGACTGGGATGCTTTGGCAAATGATTTTGACATGGATGAATTAGAGGGGATGGGTTTGTCTATGCCATTTATGGGAGACAATATGTCAAACGAAAATGAATACGCTGGAATGAATCCTGACGAGGAGCTTGAAAACTTTTTAAATGCTGAAATTAAACGTTTGTATTTAGTTTACGATTCTGATTTATACGAAAAGGTTGTAGCTTGGTTTGAAAAAAAAGTAAATGATTTAGGGGTAGAGGATTTTAGTCAAGTAATTTTAAAAATTATGGAAGTTGAGAAAGGTTAATTTAATACAAATAAAAAAATGCGATGAGCTGCTCAAAAATACTCCAAGCAAAGACGATTACTCTGAAGTAATTAGCGAGGATTGTATATTTTATAAGGATGGCAAAGCGGTAGGGTTATATATTAAAATCAATTCTAAGGAGCTTACAGGAATTAGAAAGGCATCCTTGACAACAAAACTAAATAGAAGCAGTAGGACAAGAGGCTTGCCAACTCAAAGCAGCGTATTCGGAAGCTTGCCGAGAATAGCAAGGCGCAATGATTTTTGCAGATTTAGCGCAAAGACGAAACAAGAGAGAGAAAACAACCTAAGAATTTTTAAATTCAGCAAAAAGCTTTTAAAGATTTATAAGCAACATTTGCCTGATAATTTAGAAAGAGATACAAAGCTAATTGATGAGAGCGTTGAAGCAGATTACAGGATCCAAAGAGAGTCTCCTTTTTTGACTGCAAATATAAATGTAAACCATGCGATTAAATACCATCGCGATACAGGCAACTTTAAAGGCAATCTAAGCAATGTTTTAATTTTAAGGCATGGCATAGCTGGAGGGGAGCTTGTATTTCCTGAGTACGGTTTTGCCTTAAGTCAAGACGATGGATTCCTTGCAATATTTGATGGTCAAACGGAAATACACGGAGTAATGCCAATCATAAAAACTGATGACAATCCATACAGGGCAAGCATAGTCTATTACAGCCTTGAACAAATGAAACATTGCTACCCATATAAAGAAGAAGTAGAACGCTTGCAACAAAAGGCAATGGAGCGAGCAATTAAAAGAAAAGACCACTAATGGCTAACGAAGATAATTTAATCCCATACAAGAAAGGGCAAAGCGGAAACCCAAAGGGCAGACCTGTTGGAAGCAAGAACCGAAGCACAATAGCAAACAAATGGCTATCCGTTGAGCAGAATCTTAAAAACCCTCTAACAAGCAAGATTGAAAACATGAGCCAAGAGGATTTGATGACTTTAGCTCTAATCAAGAAAGCAAGAGATGGCGATGCTCAATCGTATCAAAAATTAATGGACAGCGCATACGGCGCGCCATTGCAACAAATCGAACAAACTAATATAGAGCAACCTTTATTCCCTGATGTTACAGAGGACAACAGCGATAAATAAAATACTCGCTCTCAAAAAGCGAATTAAAATAATTCAGGGAGGTACATCCGCTGGAAAGACTTTTGGCATACTTCCTGTACTCATAGACAAGGCAACAAAAAAAAGCGGCTTAGAAATAAGCGTAGTTGCCGAGAGCATTCCCCACCTTAGGCGCGGTGCCCTTCGAGATTTCTTGAAAATTATGAAATGGACAAATCGTTTTCAGGAGGATCGTTTCAACAAGAGCTATCTAAAATACGAATTTGCAAACGGAAGCTTTATCGAATTTTTTAGCGCAGACGATGCAAGCAAACTCAGAGGAGCGAGGAGGGATATTTTATACATCAACGAGTGCAACAATGTAACCTTTGAAGCTTACAACGAACTTTCCATAAGAACAAAGCGAAGCGTTTACCTCGACTTCAATCCAGCCAATGAGTTTTGGGTTCATAGAGAACTCAAAGGGGAAGACGATGCCGATTTCATAATATTAACCTACAAGGACAATGAGGGGCTTGATGAGGGTATTATCCAACAAATAGAAAAGAACCGCTTAAAAGCGAAGACAAGCGCATATTGGCGCAACTGGTGGACTGTTTACGGAGAGGGCAAGGTCGGTCAATTACAAGGCGCGGTATTTACGAACTACAAAACGATTGATAGAATACCTGAGGAGGCAAGATTGATAGGCATAGGTTTAGACTTTGGGTACTCTGCGGATCCGACAGCTATAATCGCAGTCTATAAATACAATGACCAACGCATTTTGGATGAGATGACCTACCAAACAGGATTGCTAAATTCTGACATAGCAAAGAAGTTGCCTAAAGACGTTCCAATATATGCCGATTCTGCCGAACCCAAATCAATCGCTGATATACAGCGTTACGGAATCATTATAAAAGGGGTAACCAAAGGCAGAGATTCAATCAATTACGGAATAGATGTAATGCAAAGGCAAAACTATTTAGTAACCTCTCAAAGCACAAACCTAATCAAAGAGCTGCGGAGCTATTGTTGGGATAAGGATAAAACAGGCAAGCAACTTAATAAACCTGTGGATAATTTCAACCATGCGCTGGATGCGGTCAGGTATCATGAGATGGAAACATTAGGAATGAATAAGAATTACGGAAGTTACAGCGTGCTATGATTGATTTAAGAAATGGCGATTGTTTAGAGATAATGAAAACGATTAAAAGTGGTTCTATTGATGCTATTATAACAGATCCACCATACGGTACAACTGCGTGTAAATGGGATAGCGTTATTGATTTTGATTTAATGTGGAATCAACTTAATAGGATAATAAAACCGAATGGAGCAATAGTGTTATTCGGTAGTGAACCGTTTAGTAGCGCTTTAAGAATGAGTAATATTCAAGATTTTAAATATGACTGGGTATGGAGAAAGAAGAGATTCAATAGTGGTTTCGCACACGCTAAAAACAAACCTTTAAAAAAACACGAGAATTTAATAGTATTTAGCAAAGGAAAAACAATACACAGGAATCAGTCTAAAAGCAGAATGGTATACAACCCTCAAGGATTAAAAGAAGTTAATATTAAAAGAAAAAATAAAACAACACAAGACGCAAGTTTTGGAGCTAGACCTAGTCATAGAGATACTACACAAGCTTTTACTAATTACCCACAAAGTGTGCTTGAATTTGATTTAGAATGTCAAAAGCCAATTCATCCAACCCAAAAACCCGTTGCTTTAATGGAGTATTTAATAAAGACCTACACTAACGAAGGTGAAATAGTATTAGATTTTACTATGGGTTCGGGTTCTACAATGGTAGCGTGTCAGAATACGAATAGAAATGGAATAGGAATTGAAATGGATGAGAATTATTTCAAGATTGCGGAACAAAGAATAAAAGAAAACGAATATACCTTATTTCGGTAATACAAATCAAAAATAAAAAGGTTATATAGTTATGAAAGTAGATTTATTACTACCAAGCTCATTAAGCGAAATACCATTATCAAGGTATCAAAAGTTCGTAAAGACAAAAGAGGCTTCAAATGACGAGGAGTTTATTGCTCAGAAAATGATCCAAATATTTTGCGGAATAGATTTATCGGAGGTAGGTAAAATAAAAATGAAAGACCTAAACGGATTGATTACGCATTTTACAAAAGTATTCAGCGAGAAACCGAAGCTAATTAGAAAATTTAAAATTAAAAACATTGAGTTCGGATTTATTCCAAAGCTTGACGATATTTCATTTGGAGAATACGTTGACTTGGAAAACAACTTGCAAAATTGGGAAACGTATCATAAGGCGATGGCTGTAATGTTTAGACCAATAAAAGAAAAGCAAAAAGACAAGTATTCAATTGTAGATTATGAGCCTAATGAGGACATGCAAGATTTGATGAGGTTTGCTCCCCTGGATGTTGCGATAAGCGCCTCGGTTTTTTTTTGGACTTTAGGAAGCGAATTACTAAATCTTACTCTCAGTTATTTACAGAGCGAACTGAAGACGATGACGAATTCCAGCAGTACAGCGAAAGATATTTATTCGGAAAACAATGGGGATGGTATAGCAGCTTCTATTGCCTCGCTCAAAAAGATGTTACCAAGCTTGACGAAGTTGCAAAGCTCCGACTTACTAAATGTCTCACATATCTCGCATTCGAAAAACAAAAAAACGAAATCGAAGCAAACGAACTTAAACAACAAATGAAACGATGAATTACTTTGATATCATAGACAAACTAAAAACCCACTTTGAATCGGATCCTATAATCTCAACCGTAACTCAGGGCGACATCTTTGAGGTTGACTTGGCGAAACAAACCATATTTCCACTCGTTCATTTAATTGTCAATACCGCAACATTTGAGGGCAATGTCATTCGTTATAATATTTCTATTCTTGCAATGGATATAACCGATATATCAAAAGAGAAAAGCCCAAATAAATTTGATGGCAATGACAACGAGCTTTGGGTGCTTAATACAATGCTTGCTGTTCAGAATAGATGCTACGAACTTTTAAGGAGAGGAGATTTATACAGCGATAAATTCCAGGTGGATGGAAACCCAACTTGCGAGCCTTTTACTGAGCGCTTTGAAAATAAGCTTGGCGGTTTCACAATGACATGCGATATACTCATCCCGAATGACGGAACAATCTGCTAATGGCTGAATTTGACAACATACAAGAATTGCTCAATGACTTTAGAGATAATGTTATTCAAGAGGCAAAGCAAAACCTATCAAGTCAAAACACAAGCGGAAAGCTTAAAGACAGCCTTAAATCGTATGTAAAGGAATCTAAGAACTCGGTGCAGATAAGTTTTGAGATGGAGGATTACGGATTCTATCAGGATCGCGGAGTCAAAGGGGTAAAAAGCGGTAAATCTTTAGATGGATACGCATACAAAAGCAAAGGCGGTAAACGAGGATTAAAAGGAATGCCGCCACCAAGCGCATTTGATAAATGGACAATAAGAAAAGGCATAGCGCCAAGAGATAAGCAAGGCAAATTCATAAAGAGAAAGAGCCTTAATTTTTTGATAGCTCGAAGCATATTTAACAAAGGAATAAAACCAACGCTATTTTTTACAAAGCCATTTGAGAAGTATTTCAAAAGGTTGCCTGATGAATTAGTAGATAAATACGGTCTTGACATGGAAAAACTATTCGACCAAATAACAAAAGAAAATTTTAAAAGATTAAGCAAATGAATGTAGCAAGATCGCCATACAATATACCAGTAGATTTAACAGGGGTATCAGGAGTAACAGGCTCAAAGGTTGAACTGTTCTTATGGACAACAGGAAGCCAACCACCAGATCCTCAATATACGTTGAGTAAATTAATTCCAGCATCAAACAATTTAAAGATGTATTATAATATCTCGCCTTATGTTCGCGAGTATTTTACGTTTACTAATTGGCAGAATGTTTACAATTCGTATGACTTAGATATCAGCCCAAGCACAAAGGTCAACGTGCTTTTTAAAACATATAAGAAGCTAACAAATGGCACTTATTCAATTTTAGATACAAGCAGCGAATTGGATTTCATGGATGGGTACAACTATTTTATGGAGGGTTTTAATACAATCAGTAGCACCGTGTTTTTATCTGAGGGAACTTATTTTTACAATCACGATTCCTCTCAGCTTACAACAGCGGTTGTGAATATGGCTGGAAGCTTTGACGTTGAGCTTGCGGTCAATGACGTAATAAGATATACTAATTTATCAACTGGCTCAGTTCAAAATATAACGGCAACATCTGCTGGCATAAAAACATTCAGCCGAGTATATTTGCCAAATTTAGCCAAAGGAAATAAAGTTGAGTATTTAGGGGGAGGAACATCAGTAAGGTGGACAGGAACTTTCAAGCCGCAATGCGAGCCTAAGTATTCTCCTGTTGCGGTTGACTTTGTTAATCGTTACGGTTCTTGGTCAAGAATATTTTTTCAAAAAGCCAAAACACGAAACATAGAAGTAAAGGCAGATAACTACAAAGTGAACCCAAGCGTTTTACCTTATGTTCCAACGAATCAAGGTCAAATAAGAGAGTTCAATAAAAACGGAAAAGAATCAATTAAACTAAATACAGGTTTTGTAAATGATTTATACGGAGAGTATATACAAGAGATGCTTCTAAGCGAAAAAGTCATGCTGTTCGATCCTGAGCAAAAGGATGGTTTATTTGCTGCGGCATATACTCCTGTAACTGTTAAGGATTCAAGCTTGCTTAAGCGCAAAGGAATTAATGAGGGTACAATAAATTACACGCTTAGTTTTGACTTTGCTTACGATGTTATTTCAAATGTAGTATAATGAGAACGGTACAAGTTTACATAGAGGGGCAAAGGTTAGATTTATTTGATGACGAAACAATCAGCGTAACATCAAGCCAACAAAACGTGCAAGACATTAGCAAGGTGTTTACGGACTTTAGCCAAAGTTTTAGCGTTCCAGCAAGCCCAAGTAACAATGCTATATTCCAACACTTTTACCAAAACGATATTGACAGCACCCTGGACTTTAACATAAGGAGAGATGGAAATATTGAAATAGATTTAACTCCTTTCAGAACAGGAAAAATAAGCCTTGAAAAAGCGGAAGTAAAAAACAACCAAGCGTACAGCTATCAAATTACTTTTTATGGAGATGTTGTAAGCTTAAAAGATAAATTTAGCAATGACAAGCTTGTTGATATTAAATTGACTTCAACCGATTTTACTTACAATGCAACCGAAGTAAAAAATAGAATAATAGATGGCACAACAGATTATGACATTAGGTTCCCTTTAGTTGTAAGCAGAAACTTAACCTATGGAGATGGAGGAAGCACGGATATAAAGCCAAGTACAGGAACAGGCGCAATACACTTTGACGAACTTTTCCCAGCAATTAAAATAGATACAATATTTTCGGGAATGCAAACAAAATACGGTATCACTTTTAACGGTACTTTTTTAGAAAGCAAGCAATTTAAAAATGCTTATTTATTTTGTCAAAATGAAAATCAGTTTGTCTTTAGCAGTAAGCGACAAGAGGTTAGTTTTAATTTGGCTTATAATGGAGGTAACAATTACAACCAAGCTTTAAATGCAAGCGACTATTTTGATACAACATTAAACACGCTTAGTTATGTGCACCAACCTTTTGCTACAGCCTTTCCAAACATTCCAAGCGGATACTTTGTAACAGATTATTTTGTTAGAGTAGGGGCAACAGTATTTACAACTTCCTCAGATATATATTATTTAGATGTTTTTGCAAATGGTCAGCTCGTCCAAGTTATAGAGGGTACAGCAAATAATAGTTATTTTATTGCAGAGGATATCGGAAGCATTACTTCTCTAAATAGGCAATATACTTTTAAGGTCAGAGGGCAAGCAGCAATGAACATTAACGTCTCTATAAGCTATCAGCAAGAGGCAACAATATTTAACGGATCAAATGAGATTGAATTGAGCAACCTATTTTATGGCAATTCAAATCAATTTAGCTTGCTGAGCGTTTTTGGAGTATCTGGATACTTGCCTGATATGACAGTAGAAAGTTTTTTCAAAGGAATTTTACAAATGTTTAATTTAACATGCTATGCAACGTCTGCAAATGTTTATGAAATAGAACCTTTAAATGATTGGTATGCAAAAGGAGCTATTGTAGACATAACGCAATATACAGATATAGAAAGCATAAACATAGACAGGGTAAAGCTTTTTAAAAACATAGAATTTAAGTACCAAGAAAGCGAAAGCGCAACGAATACAATATTTAAAAACTTAACAGGCAGAGGATACGGAAACACAAGCGAATCATTTGAATACGACGGAGGCGATTTTAAAGTACAACTACCATTTGAAAATTTTATGATGCAAAAGTTTTCAGGAACAACTTTGCAAATAGGCGAAACATTAAATCAAGATGGGAATAGGTATACCCCTAAACCTATTGTTATGTATAAGTACGACCAACTTGCAGCAGCTTATAGCTTTAATACTGGATCGCATACAGCGCAAAGTCAATACGTTCCTTTCGGGCAAGATTTACTTGATACTAATTTAAATTACACTTTAAACTTTCATGCCGACATTAGCACGCTCCTGGATGCGACTGTTCCAAATACTTTATTTAGCGTTTATTATCAAGGATATCTAAGCAATCTTTTTAATCTAAAGAATAGAGAAACAAGCGTAAAGACGATTCTGCCAATTAGCTTGCTTACAAATCTAAAGCTAAATGACCGTGTAATTATTAGGGATAAAAGATACGTTATAAATGACATGAAGTCCAACCTAACAAGCGGAGAGGTTAGCTTTACTTTGTTAAATGATTTTACTCCTGTCATTAGCGATGGAGGGAATGTTCCAATAGAGCCACTTTTTCCAAGCTTAGCAAGCCAATGCGTAGATGTAAAGATATTATTTCCTAACGGAGCTGTAAGCGCAGCCATAACAACAAGCGATGCTGGTGTAACAATTACTCCAAGCTCATTGACATCGGATGGAATAATACAAGTTTGTATTCCTGTAAACGCAAATGTAAAGCAGCTTATTATAACGGAAGCAGACTCTAACAATATATGCGATGAGGATTTTACGCAACTTAGAACGGAACAAGGTATTGTAAATATTTTTACAATTACGGTTACCTATACTTATGCAGATGGCACAACAGTAGCAAATCAAATATTTATACAACAACAACCATAATGTTAAAGAACATAATAGACTTACTACAAATAGACGATTTCTACGAGGGCAACCATGACGTCCAGGTTGCAAAAGGTTTATACAATTTAGAGAAAGGGATAAAGGGAATATTCAAGCAGAAAAAGAGGATGCAAATTCTCAAAAAAACTAATTCAGAACATCTCAAAAAAATTAAAGAGCTATGGTAAACAAGTCAATAAATGTCAATGTAAAAACTAAAGGTGTTGACGAGGCGACAGAAGAATTTAAAGACTTAGGCAAAGCAACCGAAGTAGCAAATGATTCTTTAGAGGGTTTAAATAAAACTTTTGAGGAGGCTAACGGAGATATTCAACCGCTTACAGCAAGAATGGGTGAGGCTGAGGATCGACTTTACGAACTTGCGCTTGCTGGCGATACAACGAGTCGAGAATATCAGGGGTTACTTGAAAAGGTAGGTCAATATAGAAAGGTACAAATACAAACCGACTTAGTAGTTGATTCAGCAGCAACGACTTTAGATCAAAAGCTTGGAGGAGCATTAACAGGAGCGACCAGTGGCTTTGCAGCTATCCAGGGAGTAATGGGTTTAGTTGGAGTAGAGTCAGAAGCGCTTGAAGAAACATTGTTAAAGGTGCAGTCAGCATTAGCAATACAGCAAGGGGTTCAAGGTATTCGCGAATCAATACCAGTATTTAAGCAATTTGGAGGTGTTGCAATAAAAGCTTTTAAAGGGATGACAACTGCCTCTAAGGCTTTTGCATTGACAGGTATCGGAGTTGTTTTGACGGCAGTAGCAGCTTTGATGATAGCTTTAGAAAAACTTGAAGAGCAAGAAAAGAAAGCAGAAGAGGCAAGGCAAAAAAGGCACGATGCAGAAATGTTGCGGTATCAAGATGAATTGGCATCCAGAAGAAAGCAGCTTGATGAATTAAACAAACTTGAAGATAATGAAGCAGCAGCGCGTGAACAACGCATAAAGGTATTACAAGCACAAGGGAAGTCTTCGGCGCAAGCAGAAAGGCAAGTTGCGCTTGAGTTTATGGAATCTATACAAAAAAGAGGCAAGGCAACGCAAGAGGCATATCGTAAAATAACAGAAGAAAATAAAGAATTATTTAAGCAGTTTAATAGCGAAACTATGGCTTTTGGTTTAGATCCAACAAAGGCGCAAAAAATAGAAGAAAAAAGATTAAAAAAAATATTAGATGCAAAGATTGCTGCAAATAAAAAAGAACAGTTATTACTTGTAGAGCAAATAAAAGGCTTAAGAAAGATACAGTCCGATGGATTCGATAAAATGGAAATCCTTGATGCTCAACATGAAAAAACAAAATATGAAAATTGGAAAAAGTTTCAAGATAAACGTTTATCTGTAGCAAGGCAAATTGAAGACCTTGAAATTGAAATAATGGAAGAGGGCATTAATCAAGAACTTAAGCTCAACAAAGTAAAATTTGATCGCCTAATTGAAGACACAAAGAAAAACACGGAAATAAATGCTTTAGAACGTAAGCGCTTGATTGAATTATTTTTATTCCAACAACAAGAGGCTGAGAATGACATAAGGAATGAATTTAGGCAAAAAGACTTAGAGGCAGAAAAAGAATTTGGTGTAGAAAGCATAAATGTTGCTGAATTAACTGCAAACAAAGAAGTAGAAACTACTTTTAATAAGTATGCTGCAATGGGAAAAATAACAATGCAGTTTTATGAAGACGAAGAAAAGCAAAGAAAAGAAGACAGAGAAAAAGTATTTGAGGGAATTGAAGAAGGCTTGGAAATGGCTGAGAAAGGAGCAGCTGCCGTGCAAGCATTAGGAGATGCTGTTTTTGCAAATAAAATGTCTAAGTTGGAAAAAGGAAGCAAGGAAGAGGAAGCGCTTGCAAAAAAACAATTTAAGTTTAATAAGGCTTTGCAATTAGGAGGCGCAATCATTGATGCTGGAAAAGCAATAACGGCTTCTTTAGCTCAGTCGCCTGTGGCTATTGGACCTGTACCGAATCCAGCTGGTATTGCTTCGCTTGCATTTGCTGCGGCAACATCGGCTGCAAATATTGCAACAATTGCTGCTACTAAATTTGAATCTCCAGGAGGAACAGTTGACAACCCAAGCCCAAGCGGAATTGGAGGAGGAGGCGCCCCTGAGTTTAACGTAGTCGGAGACAGCGGAGTAAATCAGCTCGCACAATTACAGCAACAGCCAACGCAAGCCTTTGTGGTCAGCGGAGATGTAACCACAGCTCAGGCATTAGACAGAAACAGAGTACAAAATGCAACACTTTAAAAAAACGGAGGTTATATGAATATGAGAATTGTAGAATTAATCATTGACGAGAAAGACGAGAACAGCGGTATAGAGGCTGTGAGTCTTGTCGAAACACCAGCAATAGAGGAAAACTTTATTGCCTTGAATAAGCAAGAGGTAATGCTTGCGGAAGTAGATAAGGAAAAGCGGTTGCTCATGGGCGCTGCCTTAATTCCTAATAAACAAATCTACCGAAAAAACGATAAGACAGGAGATGAGTATTACATATACTTTAGCAAGGATACGGTAAGGAAAGCCTCAGAGTTATTCTTTAAGCGTTCAAACCATCAGAACGCAACCTATGAGCATAAACAACCTATCAAGGGAACAACAATTGTTGAGTCTTGGATCGTTGAGGGCGAGCAAGACAAATCAAGGCACTACGGTTTAAATGTACCTGAGGGCACCTGGATGGTATCAATGAAAATTGACGATGACGATTTATATGCCAAAGCAAAAAGCGGAGAGGTCAAAGGGTTCAGTATAGAGGGGTATTTCGCAGACCGTTACGACATGTCAAAAGACGATAGCTTCGAGGACTTGCAAAAGCAAATGTTAGTAGAGGAATTAAAAGAGCTTCTAAGCAAAGAAGAGCTTGCTTCATATAGCGACTATCCTGATAGTGTAAAGAACAACGCAAAGCGAGGCATAGACCTAAATAA